GGAAGGGAGCCCAATGCGCGAACACCTATGCGTCTAGGGCGACTGTAGATGGCCAAGATGAAAATCAAAATAATGAATCCGAACCAGAAGCCAAGAAACGGGATGAAGTCCAAAGAAACGGGGCGTGTCGGATTATCCAAAACAACGCGTGGAATAGAGCGGGCTGGAATGTGATAGAACCAGTCGTGGACGGAGGAGAACTCGGGAAAGCAAATGATTTTCTCTTTGGTGTGTGAGAACTCTGGGTCAAGAGAGAGAAGGGGAACCAGGAGAGGAGCAAAATGAGAAAAAGAGATTGGAGACAAAGAACCAGTTTGTTTTGAAGCATCGTACTGGCAAAAGCTTGAAAAACCGAGAAAGCAGAGGATGTAGGCAATAACGGCGTACATGTTGTGAGGTGATGAAAACCCCCTACTTGCATTCTGCGGGCCTATCTTGCATGCCGGTGCCCATCATCATGCCGAGGGCCTGCTTGCATATCTCCGGGATGTTCCGGACACGATCCGGATGGCAGAGCTTCATCAGGTCTCGATTAGCCTTGCCACGCTTCTCAAAGACTGTCCGGACACAAGAATCCATGTACTGTTCCACGGGATCCTCGTCTTTGAACCAGAAATGCCATCTAGTCCATGCGGGGCGTGCCCATTGCCGGGATCGACTTTTGAACCGTTGATCGTCCAAGACGCCTGCGTTTGAAGCCAGCCAGTCATACCACTTCTCTTTGCCATCATCTGCCCACGCTCGCACAAATGGTAATGCCTCGGATAGAGACTTGTGCCAAATGTAGAGGAATGCGATTGCATTGACCATGCTACGTTTGTTGATCCAGAAGAATTCTGCAAGCGGCATGTAATAATCAGAGCAGAGCAAGCCGATGACGATTGAGAGAACATGCCAACGAAGATCATGGCCGAGGAGCCAATCTGCGAATATACCCGTGACAACTGCGACATAAAGTTGCCAGAAGTAAATCTTGCGACGGAAACAAGCTGCACCGAGGAACGACATCAGAAGAGACATCGTGTAATACTCATGAAGAATTAGAGCACGAAGACACGTGAAGCTGATGAAGATGATGGCGAGGATGAATTCGTCGGCGACCTTTGTTGCGTCGTGGGTGAGATCGATCAACTCCTGGACGTCAGTGAAGACCAGCCACACCAAATAAAACCAGATGACAAAGAGACTCAGGGACATGAGTGCCTTATGGATTTTAAATGAAGCACCGGAGGCGGTGCCGTACGCCGCATGCTCGACTCTTGCGCTGACAACACGTTTGTAACCGCTCGTCTTCACACTGCGGAAATGAAAAGGGAGGACGAGCGTGCGGAAAACGAGCTGGGTGGCCAAGAAAAGCCATGCGGCTGCCTCAAAGCTGAACCCAATGTACAATGAAAAGGCCGTAGGCAGGCAGAGCAAGACATTGACGACTGGGCCGAACAGGCGTAGGTAAACCAGTATGTAGAACTGCACGCTGGCAATGATCTCCTCGACGCGTTTCACGGCCTTGGCAATCATCCACTTGCGATTCTCATAGATGTATGCTGCGATGATGCAAACGATTGAGAGGAGCGTGAGTTGACGGAGGCTGCCAAATATGCCCTTGCCAAGTTGCTTGTGCCACGAGAACTTGCCACGGACGACGACAACATGATGGCCTTCGATCTTGAGGGACAAATCGGAACCGGTGCGGCGCACCCCAAACTTCATTGTGGCACGGAGGATCTCGTCAGCGCTCATGTGAAAAGCGTGGGTGTGGCGAGAGTTCCTATCGGCGGCGCGGATGTCCGGATGCACATGGTAACGAAGCCTGAGCTGTGCGACGTAATTCATGACGTCTTCGATTGGGACGTCAGCAATAAATGCGATGGCTGCTGGGGCGCAGCGATCTCGCAGGTCTTCAAACACAACGTCATATTGCCCAGACTGCCTGATGACTGGCATAAATTCCACGGGAACCTTCGAAGGACGGAGATTGGCGTAGTACGTGGTCGGGCAGGAGAGGTCATTGACGGCCGATACGATGTCGTGGGCATGAACGTACTCGATGCCGTGCTTGGCCACCAATGCGTTGGTCAGTTCCTCGTGTTCTAACTCATTGCAAACCAGCATGTGATCTTGGAATGCAATGCACTCGTTGACGGAATTCTCGCGCTTGCTCATACGCATGGTGTATTTTGCGAGAGCACGCGCAGGATCCATGAACGAGCGACCAGTCGATGTGAAGATGCGGTTTGCGAAATCCAGATACGGGAGGATGGAGATCTTCTGAGTGACGCCGGTCTCTTTGACCATATTTATCGCCGATTTCAAGCGGGGCAACACAGGAACGACCGTGTTATCATCACCTTTGCCAATAAAGAGCTCGAACTTAGAAAAATCAAATGTGCATACCGAAGTACCAGTGGACATCAAAAAGTTGAACAGCGCAGTGCCGGGCTCGCCGGAGAACAATCTCTCGATGACCTCGAACAGGAGACCGAGCATTGTCAGACCCTTGCAGAAGCGCTTGGCGCGAGTCATGAGGTAGAGCGTGACAATGGTATCGTCGAAACCAAGGAACGCGAGAACCTTACCGATAAAGAACCTGTGGACGTTGACGTGTGACGAATCCTGTTGTGACAGATCAATCGACATACATTCCTTAGCCTTGTGTTGACCTGTGGCACGAACGGCGTCATCAAGCTGTGTGCCCGAATAACCAGAGTCGTATATCACGCCGCCCTTCAGCATGCTCTGCATGATCTTGGTTGCTTGGACGATCAGAGGGCAGATCGTGGCATTAAGCAACTTGTTCGTGGCGAGGATACCTTGACCGCACTCAGCGCAGAAACCAAAGGTCTTGAACTTGGGCTTACATTGGCACTTCAGGAAATATTCATTTTGCAAGGGGCGACCTGAATCAATGAACGGGAGTTCTTCGGCAATCTGAGCTATGCGAAGTGCTTTTGCGTTTCCGAACCAGTGCGAGAACATTGAAGCGACGGACGGAACCTTAACAACAGCATCAGGCCTAATGAATGCGCTGACCCAACGATCAAACATGATGTCGGCAAGCATAAAGGCTCGTTTGTTGGGGATGGCAACATTTTGTGGCTTAGTGTACCTGTCGAAAACTGCCAAGACGGATGCAAGGACTTCCGTGTTTGAGAACGGATAACCGATGTGGCTGTAGAGTGTGGGCTCGTGCAGGTCGAGCGACTGAATCCATTCCGGAACACGGATTCGGACTGCGGGATCAGGTTTCCGGAACCTAATCATGGTCTTGTCACGGGTCAGATCAGCGGGTTGCGGCGGCTCCGGATGCAAAGCGTACAATGCTTCCACGAGACCGGGGGTGATTATGCCAAGGCACGGGATGTCGTTGGCATCTTCATCATCCTCTTCCACGACGATCGGGCGGCCAGCGTAGGACATGTGCGTGGCGATAATCTCCCTGTCGGCGTTGAAGTTCTCGGGGATGTCAGCCTCGGCATGATCGAGATCGTCCATGGAAGTGAATGCGTGAGAGACCGGATCGTTGCGAGAGCCGAAGACGGTAATACCACGGCGGACGATTTGATTCGGTCGAAGACCGAGGCGAACGAGAGCCTGAACGAGAGGAGCCTGGTTACGAGTGCCGGCAGGAACGGTGATCGTGACGGTCTGACGTGCGCGGGTGAGGGCAAGAGCAAACGCATACGGGTTTTGTGCGAATGCAGCCTCATCATTTGGGAAACAATGGATGTAGACGTTGTCCGAATCGGTGCCTTGCGAGGCGTCGATAGTCGTGGTGCCGTTGAAAATGTTAGTGTTTGCGCGGTGGAAGGTGAGGTGGAGACCAGGGCGTTGCGCATTAGCGACCTGGATGTTGTTAACTCCCGG